GAATTGGCAGCTTGAACAATATCACCACCAGTAGGTATAGCATTTATTTTTTGTACTTTTACACTTAAATTTCTAATGTTTTCATTACTTGGAATAGGAACACTTAACTTATGTTGAATTTGGTATAAATCATCAGTCCTTTTATCTTTTATTTTATTATTTACTCTTTCCTCAAAATTACTACCACCATCAGTACTTAAAAATATCTTGTATTGTATATCTGCACCTTTTACATCACCATTATTAAATGTAGTAAATAATTGTGGAATACCAACTGTAACTATCAAACTTGAAATTCTTGATCCATGAGTATCAATTAGAGTGATTGTTCTAAAATCATTAGCATTATCTAAAACATCATTTGGAAAAGCTTGTATAACACTTCTATTCTTTTCAAAACCTGATATTGGGTCTTGTGGTTCTAACCCGTTTCTAGTCTCAATACTAAGACCATTATTATCAAAATTAAAATCACTTGCAGTAGGTATTTGTTGCTTTACTCTAAAAAAATTTGGACTAGATAATGTACCTTTACTTGTAATATTTACAACCTCACCTTCTGGCTCTAAGCTAACTTTCATAATGCTATTAGTTGAATCATATTCAACAATAAAATAATCAGTATTTGCATCTATCCCACTTGGCAAAGTACCTGTTCCAACTGTATTAGTGTTGTTTACAACTATGTCAAAACGAACTTTATCTCCAACATTAAAATTTATATTTTTCGTCTGAGTTTCTATTGTATTATTTGTCAAATTAATATTATCACCAGAATCAAATATTCCTTTTTGAATCTTTGCAGTAGGTTTTACTATTGATGTTTTATTAAAGAAAACATCTTTTAATTCGTTACATTTAAACTCAGGTGTATTTGGAGTTAAGCCTTGCTCAAAAGGTGTAGCAAAACCTTGTATTTCACCCTCACTTATTAAATCTAAAACAGAACCAATTGATTCACTATTTAGCGTGTCTTTTGCGTTCTCAGGTGATCTACCTCCTCCTTTTCCTCCACTTCCAGAACCAGTAACTAATTTTTCTTCTTTCATTTAATCTTGTACCTCTGGTAAATCACCTATAACAACATTAGTGTTAATTACAATAGATCCTAATAATATTGTTCCGTATGCTAGTGGAATTGCAACACCAGGCACACTTGTATTTAGTGGGGTTGAGAAAGATGTTGACTGTGGTCTTTGTTCTTCGTCTGGAATATCTGGTGGTGATGTTAAAAGTCCAGAAACACCATTTAATAATAAAAAACTTCCTATATAAAAGGCAGATTTACCTAAAAAACCAATATTTGCAAATGCAGTTGCACCTGCGGCTACACCTTTTGCTGTAAAAGATCCAAGTGATAAAGGAGTAAATAGAAATGCAGCACCAATTAAAGCAGCCCCTGTTAATATTTTTCCAAAGTTTCCTGTTCCTTCTACTACTGGAATAAAGCTAATAACACTATTGCCTAGTGGGTTATATAAGTAATCCTCATCTACATCTTTATCATCAACTAACACATGATAATTATTTGTAAGAATTTGTGATTTTAATTTCGGCCAATTACATATTAAAAAATCTACAGCTTCTCTAATACAAAAAACATTAGCTTCTAATGTCTGACAACCTATTTCTTCTCTAAGATGACCATATAATTTAATCGTAGGACTCATGTCTTAACCTCTTGCCAGTATTTTTCTGGAGATATTCTCCATAATACTCTCTTCCTGATAATCTTCCTTGTATATGATGTAAAATTTTTGATTCTCCAACGTAAACGCCAACATGATTTAAACCATTTCCATAAATACTAAATAATAAACTATCACCTTCCTTTATTGGCTCATCATAATTTAACACTCTAAAACCTAACTCTTCATAATATTTTTCAAAAAGTGGATTTCTTGCAAATTCTTCTGGGTCTTCTGGTCTATCAAAATCTCTTAAATTAAGACCTACACTTGCATAATAATCTCTTGTTAAAGTCCAACAGT